TTAGAGGCATAAATGGCATCATTAACCGGAAATAGTGTTTCGTCTACCTATAAGGCGATTTTAAAGACATCTGATAACGACGTAGTTAACTCTACGTTAAAAACAGTTCAGGATGGTCTTGGTAATTCATCTGCATTACAGGTATCTACAACTGCTGTTAAATCAACTGGAACTTTAGAGGCTACTGGAAGTGTAACTGGAGCTTCATTAGTTAAATCTGGTGGTACATCTGCTCAAATTTTAGCTGCTGACGGTTCTGTAATTACAGCTGGAACAAATATTACAATCTCTGGTGGAACTATAAGCTCTACAGGTGGTGGAGGTGGTGGAATTAGCTCATTAAATGGGTTAACTGATTCTACTCAAACATTAGCTACTGGAACATCTGGAACTGACTTTGCAATTTCTTCTAGTTCGGCTACACATACGTTTAACCTACCTGTTGCAAGTGCAACAAATACCGGTAAGTTAAGCTCAACCGATTGGAGTACATTCAACAATAAAGCTCCTTTAGCTTCTCCGTCATTTACTGGTGTGCCTACTGCTCCTACTGCGACAGCTGGGACTAATACAACTCAAATTGCAACTACCGCATTCGTCCAGTCTGCTGTTTCTGGTAGCGGAGGTATTACCGGCTTGACAACAAATAAAATTCCTAAAGCTACTTCATCTACAACTATTGGCGATAGCTTATTATTTGATAACGGAACTAACGTATTAGTAAATACCACTACAGATAATTCTAGTACAGCAAAGCTTCAGGTTAGCGGTGGATTAACTGCAACTTGGGGGCAACTTTCAGCTGGTACTACATCAAAGGCTCCATTAAAGTTTACTCCTACAGGAGCTGCACTTGAAACTACACCATCTGCTGGTGATATTGAGGTTGACTCTAATGCAATTCATTATGGTCATACAGCTGATACTAACTATAGAGGTGTTTTCCCTATTGAGCAGTTTTTAATTCAGGATTCATCAAGAACGCTAACAAGTACAACAAACGTTCAGGCTATTTTTGGTGGAACTGTAAGTAGCAGTATCAACCTGAAGGGTTCAACAACTTACTTCTTTGAGTGCTTGCTTCACTTAACAAATATGAGTGCAACTTCAGGGAACTGTGGTTTTAGTATCATTGGAGCAGGTACTGCTACATTCAATTCATCTAACTTCCACGTAATTGGATTTGACGTAAGTACATTAACAAGTGGAGCTGCAGGCTCAGGTACTTTTGCTGCAACCTCTTCAAATAGTGGTAATATTTTATCTGCAGGTACAGGAACAAGTATGGCAGCTATGATAAAGGGTGTTATGAGAGTTAATGCAGCTGGTACTATTATTCCATCTATCAACTTAACTACTGCTAATGCAGCTACTGTAAACGCAAACACATACTTTAGATGTTACCCTATCGGTGACAATGGTGTTACAGCTCCGGGAGTTAGTGCAATTTAATATTAGATAATGAAAGACCCGGGATATAGCCTAAGGAAGGCATACTTTAGCAAACTAAATGGATACATAACTTTAAACTCTAACGATGTTAAGGTTTATGATAACGTCCCAAATTATGCCGAGTACCCGTATGTTCAGATAGCTAATATTAGCACTTCTGATGAGTCGACTAAAGATAACTTTAACACGAATTGTGTAGTTACGATTCAAGTTTATACAGGTACAAACGGTTACAGCTATTCAAAGAAGGATGCTGACGATATATCAAATCAGGTATTACAGCTATTAATTAGCAAAACATCTAAGCCGGATGCCTCTCCTGATTTTAGTATTATAACGGCTCAATTAGAGTCTTCAACTTATCTTGAAACTCAATACGATGGATTTTTTGAAGTAAGAAAGATAATAAGAATTAGAAATATAATAGAACAATTATAAGATGGCATTAATTAACGGAACAAACCTTGTGCTATATGTAAATGACGGTGGGACTGATAAAGCCTTTGGTCATTCACGTAGCTTTTCATTAAACCTAGAAGCTAGTCCAATAGATGTGACTACAAGAGACTCTGAAGGATGGTCTGAGTTCATTATGGGTCAGCGTAGCTTTACATTTGACTTTGATGGCTTAGTAAGCTTTGAGGACGACATTAACTTAGAATATTTAGCATCTGCTGTAGAGAACAGAACAAAGTTCTTGGTAAAGTTTACAACTGACTTGGGCGGCAGCTTAGTATTCAACGGATATGTTTATTTATCTAACGTTACTGTTGACTCACCTATGGAAGATGTAGTTACATATTCAGGAACATTACAGGGAACTGAAGTATTCGCAACTAGCGTTGCTTAACAATAATATTAACAATTTAAAATAAAATAAAAATGGGATTAATTAACGGAACTAATTTAACTATTAAAGTTGGCGGTGTGCCTTTGTTGAAAGCAACTACTGCTAGTTTAGAATTATCGGTAGATATGCCTGATGCAACTACTAAAGACTCTGCTGGTTGGAGCGAATTTTTTGCTGGTGTACGTAGCTGGACTTTGTCTTCTGACGGTCTTGTAGATTACGCTACTTCAACTGCTGTAGAAACTGACGAACTTGTTGCTATGCTTATTGCTCGTACTGCTGTAACTGTAGAATTTTCTACTTCTACTTCTGGCGACATGAAATTAAGCGGTAGCGCATTCGTTACTTCTTTAAGCCAAACTGCTGACATGGAATCTCCTGCTGGATACAGCGTATCTTTCCAAGGAACTGGCGCATTAACTCAAGGAACTGTAGCTTAATCATAATCTCTGAATAGTAACCACAATTACTTAAAAACAGAGAAAATTATGACAGGTTATATTCAATTAGAATTAGGTGGTAAAAAGCGTGGTATCAAATTTGGTAATTACGCACTTATAGAGTATTCAAAATTAACTGGCGGTGGCGTAGTTGAGGTTAACGAGGTTAATCCATTAAAGCTATGTGCTGACTTGATATATTGCGGATTAAAGAACAACTGCTATATCAAAAAAGAGAAAGAAGACTTCACTCACGACGACGTTATCTTATGGGTAGATGATATCCCTATGACTAAGGTTACTGAAGTTATTCAGGTGTTTGAACAATCCGTTAAAATCTCTCAGGGTATCCAGAATATACAAGAGACTATGAGTCCATCTACTCAATCTGTGAAAGCGGAGGGCGAAGAGCCAAAAAAATAACTTGGGAGGAGGTCTTGGATTTCGCTATATGCGATATAGGGCTTCTTCCCGACGAGTTTTTTGATATGACTTGGGGCAACTATAATAGATATGCCTACGGTTTCATCAAAAGACAGACAAAGCAATGGGAACATACTCGTATGGTGGTATCTATGATATACAATACAAATGTTTCTAAAAAGCACGACCAGAAAAAACCTGAGCAAATACAGCCGCTATGGACTGACAAGCTAGGCAAGAAAAAGACCACAAAAGAACCACCAATATCAAAATCTGATTTTCAGGATATTGTAAAAAAGCTAGACAATAATGGAAAGTAATTTTCAGGTAAAAATAACCGCAGACCTAAGTGAATTACAGAAGAGTATATCGCAGGTAAAGACATCACTGAGTGGTATCTCTGATGTTGACTTAAACATGAAGGGTCTAAAGACCGCGACAACATCTATAAATAACTTTAACTCAGATACAGGTAGAGCTAGAATGACAGCCTTTGCCTTTGGTCAAGTTATTCGTGATGCTGGTTTCTTCTCTCAGAACTTTGGTCTTGGTTTGCTTGCCGTATCGAATAACATTCCTATATTAATTGACCAGCTGACTTTACTTACTGGTGTTTCTGCTGGGATGGGTGCTGCAATTTCCCTATTAGGGTCTTTCTTAACAGCGGGTCTTACTGCATTTGCTTATTACGCTCAGGGCGTTGCTAGAGATGGTGAGACCATTAGTAGCGTTATGCAAAAGATGGCTCTAGACGGAGAAACATACTTAGGGCGATTAGTAAATTATCTAAGTACACCACCTGCTTCAGAAATACTTAATAATGTAATAGGTGGAATAGAATCTGGAGCAACGGAAATAAAGAATTTATTCGAGTCTATAGCCGAGCTTATAATAGCTGTATGGAATAGATTTGGAACTGAAATAACTTCTGTAACAGATACCATATTCTCATATTTCTCAGAAACGCTAAAATTTCAACTTGGTAATGCCCTAAATATAGTAAAAGCATTTACCTCAGTATTATCTGGTGACTTTAGCGGTCTGGCTGATGCGGTTACAAACATCTTCAAGGGTATCGTAAACCAAATCATTAACGTCTTATCGACTTTGGTTAGCGTTGGTACTACTTACATTGGTGCTTTTGTTGGCGTATTTGATAAATTAAAGGGCGAGCAGATAAAGATAGCTGGTAAGGCTATAATGGAGTTTGGTGAAAGCCTTAAATTTACTTCTACAGAATCTAAGAGTGCAAACTTTAACCTGAGACAATGGATTTCAGGATTAGACGTATCAGCTAAAAAATCAAAAGAGGCTGCTGATGCTGGAAGGTCTATAGCAGATGTTTATCAGGACTTAGATGTAAAGTTAAAGCAGATAAACGCAAACGTCACAGATAGCTTTACAGAGAAATCAACAAATAGGGTAAAGGCATATCAGTCTGCGATAGATGAGCTAATTAAAATGGGCGTTGACCCTGCTAGCGAATCGATAAGAAAGCTACAAGCAGAAACTGTTAGATTTAATGCAGACGCTGGAGATTTAAAGAACTTTATGGCGGCTATTAAGGCTGCTCAGGATTTAGACAAGCAGAAGCAAAAAACAAATACCAATCCAGATAGGAAGCTAAGTTCTGTAGAGCAAGATGAGCTGAATGCCGCTATTGAAGAAGGTATGCCACTTTGGGAGAGATATTATAATCTCGCTACAGCTGCCGGAGATGCAACAACTGCAAAAATAGAACTAACAAAACTCAAAATAGAGGAAACCGGGATAGCTGTTGCTAATATGGTAGCCGGGCCATTAAGTCAGGCCTTCCAAACAATGATGGAGACTGGTGTATTTAGTTTTGAGGCTATCGGTCAAGCAATCGCAGACATGGTTAAGAAACTTATTGCAGCAGCAATGGCGGCATTAGCATTAGCATTAATACTCGCAGCATTTGGTATAGGTACGGTTGGTGGAAACTTTAATAAGATATTTAAAGCTACTTCTGGTCTTGATATTGGAGGTGGTGGTTCAGGTGGTGGAGGTCTTGTTGAAAATGCAAATGGAGGTATCTATTCAGGGCCAACTGCAGCATTAGTAGGTGAATACCCAGGGGCTAAATCTAATCCAGAGGTAATCGCACCTTTAGATAAATTGCAATCAATTATAGCAGGTTCTGGCGGAGGTCAACAGATGGGCGGAACTTTAGAGACAAGAATTAGTGGTAACGATTTAGTTATCC